GGCTAGTTTGTGTGAGTTTTTTGCAGGATTCCGTCAATTGGCGGGGTTATCGACTGGCGACAATGGCAACTGGAGCATGTTTCCGGAAATCCAGCGCCATAGCCGAGTCGGCTCGATTTGCTGTTTTCTCTCTTGGTGCCATTGTCGCCATTAGGGCTTGACAGGGTAAAAACGACATAATTGTTTTTCGTTGTGGCGTTTTGGGGCTATGTGGCCCGGATTCCGGGTTTTCGGTGTAAATGTTAATGATTTTAGACCGAGTCGGCTAGCTTTGGCGACACTGGCAACAAGGAAGCTTGGGCGTGTTTGCCTGGTGACAGTTGGTCGAAAAGCTCAAAATGGAGATCTTCAATTTTTGGGTATCATGCGCATGGTGCCAATGTCGCCAGATAGCGGCATCATATTGTCGCGCGTTATTCGCTGGAAATGCGCAGGGAAACCGGGAAACCGGCACGCGCGGCCACTGGGAAACCGGGAATCCGCGTAAGTTATTGATTTAATTGGATTCTCTATTGCGGATAATCGCTATTATGTTGCCGTATGTCCGTAAATGTTAACGCTCGGCGGCCTCGAGTTTCTGGAATTCGGCCGGGTACCTCGGCAATCGGGGGGGGTATACCTTGGATTCACCCATACAACTTAAATTTGAGTAGGCCACCCAGATACCCAGAATAAAAATTTGAAAAATATTTAACAAATACGGATAATGTTAACCACCATCCATCAGGAGTTAACATATGGACCAAATCACCGCAAAAAACTTGTTTGACTATGACCCGGAAACTGGGAATCTGATCTACCGGTACAAGCCCTACGGGAAACACAAGAAGCGGGGTGACACGGCAGGTACACCTCAACCCAACGGGTACAGGATGGTGATGGTCAAGCGAAAACGCTATTTGATCCACCGACTGGTCTGGCTCTGGCATCATGGCTGGATGCCGAAGCGCCCGATGGTGTTGGATCACATTGACAGGAATCGTTCCAACAACCGGATTGAGAATCTACGCGTGGTATCGGTTCAGGAGAACCTGTTCAATGTCGATTACAGCAAGACCACTTCCAAAACGGGTTACCGGGGTGTGTGTTGGTTGCCTGAGAGGGGGAAGTATTTGGCGTATTTCGTGCAGGATGGAAAAAGGGTCCATATCGGGCATTTTGATGACCCCCACACGGCCGCCGAGGCGTATAACCAGAAGATTCTGGAGCTACGCGGTGACATGGTGGATCTGAATACCATCCGGTCACCGTTACCCCAGGAATTCCGGAAGCCTGTGCCATTTGAAGGACTGGTTGACATACCGGATTGGTTGAAATGGAAGGAAACGAGCTAAACTCCAGCCCTATGGACAAGAAACCGACACTCAATCTGGTAAAGACCGGGCTGCCGCACTGGCTGCTGCCGCCGCGAGTGAACCCGGAGCATCCTTTGACGGATGCGGACGTGGAGTACCTGTTTGATGAGATGACCAAGGGCATCACGCTGGCATCGGCCATCAGGGACCACGGTGGTCTGCCGGACTATGGGAAGGTGCTGCGGCTGCTGATGAAGGACCCCGTGCTGCGTAAGCGGTACGAGGAGATCAAGGAGGTGCGCGGGGAGGTCTACCGGGAGAAGTACATCCAGGCGTTGGATGGATACGATGACGAGGGAATGCCGGAGGATGTGCAGCGCTCAAGGCTCAAGGCTGATGGCTATCGGTGGCTGATGGCAACGGATAACCGGAAGTGGTATGGCGATCAGAAGCAAATCACCGTCAACGGGCAGATTGATATTGGGACGGCGATGGCCAAGGCCGATGAGCGGGTGCTGAACGCTGGCGACAGTGGCGACGTAATCGAGCATGAAAACTGAGCCGTCTGCTCAAGAGCAGCAACTGATCGAGAAGATCCTGCAGTTCAAGTACGACCCGGTGGGGTTCTGTCTGTATGCGTTCCCGTGGGGTGAGGAGCGGACGCCGTTGCATCAGCACGAGGGTCCGCGATCCTGGCAGATGGACGACCTGAAGCGGATCCGGGACCATCTGCAGACGGACATCGAGTTACAGCGCATGGGGCTGCCGCCGCGGCCGCAGTATCTGGCAAGGAGTAGTGGGCGTGGTCCTGGGAAGTCGGCGTTCTTGTCGATGGTGAACTACTGGGTGGCCAGCTGTTGGATCGGTGGGACGGGGATCGTGACCGCGAACACCGAGGCGCAGTTGCGTACGCGGACCATGGCCGAGTTGGGCAAGTGGCACACGATGGCGATCAACCGGCACTGGTTCGACAAGACCAGCATGGTGTTGCGCCCGCAGCCGTGGTTCAAAGACCTGATCGAGCAGCAACTGAGCATCGACACGCAGTATTACTACGTGGAGGGGCAGACTTGGTCGGAGGAGAACCCGGATGCGTTTGCCGGGGCGCACAGTCAAATTGCGTTGGTTTTGTCGTATGACGAGGCCAGTGGCATTCCAGACCCGATTTGGAATGTTTCGGAGGGTTTTTTCACCGATAAGGCGTTTTTGAGGTTGTGGATGGTGATCTCGAACCCGCGGCAGACCAGTGGTCGGTTCTATGAGTGTTTCCACAAGGACAAGGGGTTCTGGCACACCAAGACGATTGATTCGCGCGAGGTGGAGGGGATCGACCCGGGGGTGTACCAGCGGATTGCCGATAAGTATGGGGAAGACCACGACGTAACGCGGGTCGAGGTCAAGGGACAGTTCCCGAAGACCGGGGACGATGCGGTGATCTCCATTGGGTTGGTCGAGGACGCGGTGCTGCGTGACGTGTCGCAGGCCGAGGCGTCGAAGGTGGTGTGGGGACTCGACGTGGCGCGGTTCGGGATGGACCGGACGACGCTGGCCAAGCGGCAGGGGAACACGCTGCTGGAGAAGCCGTTGTCGTGGCGAGGCAAGGACTTGATGCAGACCGCTGGCCGGGTGACGGCCATGTATGAGGCGGAGAAGGTCAAGCCGGACGTGATCCTAATCGATGCCATTGGGCTGGGGGCGGGGGTGGTGGACCGGCTGAAGGAGTCCGGGTTGCCGGTCAAGGGGGTCAACGTGTCGGAGAGTCCGAGCGTCGGGGAGCGGTTCATGAAGCTCCGGGACGAGTTGTATTTCAAAATGCGTGAGTGGTTCGAGGGGCGGGATTGCCGGATACCCGAGGGCTGTGACGACCTGATCGGGGAATTGACGCTGCCGACCTACGAGTTTCGGAGCAACGGTAAGATCAAGGTGGCGTCGAAACAGGAGATCCGTAAGAAGGCGGGTCGGTCGCCGGACCTATCGGATGCGTTCATGCTGACATTTGCCGTAAATGACCGGAAAATAAGCTATGATTATTCGGATAAGGGCACCGGGATCCACGGTGCCCAGGGATGGATGGCGTAGATGGCCGAGCAAGACGAAGTCCTCGCGACAGCGAAAGAACGGTTCAAGCAGTGTGTGGACTTAGAATCCGAGAACCGCGAGGCCGCACTCGAGGATCTTCGGTTCCATGAGGGCGACCAGTGGCCGGAGAGCGTCAAACGGGACCGTGAGACCGAGCAGCGGCCCTGCCTGACGCTCAACAAGATCCCCCTGTACACCCGCCAGATTACTAATGAAATCAGACAGATGAAGCCCGGCGTCAAGGTACGCGGGGTGGACAGCGTGTCTGATCCGCAGACCGCCGAGATGCTGAGTGGCATGATCCGGGCGATCGAGCGGGACAGCGGGGCCGACTCGGCATACCAGTGGGGTGCCGATCACGCGGTCAAGATGGGTTGGGGCTGGTGGCGCATCACCACCGAGTACGACAACGACAACTCGTTCGACCAGGTGATCCGGATCGAACGGATCAAGAACCAGTTTTCCGTCTACTGTGGACCCTGTGAGCGCGAGGATGCGTCTGACGCACCGTTCAAGTTCATCACCCGGTGGATGAGTCGGAAAGCCTTCGAGGCGAAATACCCCGGGGCGGTATCAGAGTGGAAGGAGTACGGTGTCGGTGACTCCGAGATCCAGTGGTTCCGTCAGGACGAGGTCCGGGTGGCCGAGTATTGGGAAAAGGTGCAGGAGAAGTCCGAGCTGCATCTGGTCACCATACCCGGTATGGGACAGCAGACGCTGCCCGGACCCCTTCCCGAAGGCTTGACCCCCGATGACACCCGTACCGTGATCAGTGAGCGTGTTGTGCAGCGCATCATGACCGGTGCCGAGATCCTGGAGACCAACGACTGGGCGGGCAAGTACATCCCCCTGGTCCGCTGTATGGGCCGTGAGGAGGACATTGAGGGTGAGCCGGTGTACAAGGGTATGGTACGCGACTCCAAGGACGCCCAGCGGCAGTACAACTACATGCGCTCGTCGTCCGTGGAGCGGATCGCACTGGCACCCAAGGCACCGTTCACCGGGCCGCGGGGGGCGTTCAGCAACCCGAAGTGGGCGACCGCCAACACCAAGGCCCATGCGTTCCTGGAGTGGGACACCGATGCGGTCATGGATGCCGGGGGTCAGGCTCCCAAGCGCGAGGCACCCCCGGACGTGTCGCCGGGACTGGCCAATGAGATCAACACGGCCTCGCAGGAACTGAAAGACATCTTCGGCATCTACAATGCCGGTCTCGGGGACCGGGGCAACGAGGTCTCCGGGGTGGCGATCGACTCGCGGCGCAGTGAGTCGGATGTCAGCAACTTCGACTTCTCCGACAACTACGGCAAGGCACTGGTGTACACCGGGCGGATCCTGGTGGACCTGATCCCGAAGATCTACACGGGTGCCCGCATGGTGCAGATCCTCAAGCCCGATGGGGAAGAGGAGAGCGTGCGTCTGAACGTGCCGTACACCGACCCCAAGACCATGAAGCCGCGGCACTACGACCTGCAGGCCGGGCGTTACGACGTGGTGGTCGATATCGGACCAAGTTATGCCACGCAGCGCAAGGAGGCGTCCGAGCGCATGATGCAGATGGTCCAGGCGTACCCGGATGTGGCCCCGCTGATCGGTGACCTGATCGCCAAGAGTCTGGACTACAAGGATGCCGATGAGATCGCCAACCGGTTGCGCATGATGGTGCCGGCGGAGATCTGGATGGAGGAGAATCCCCAGTTCAAGGCGGCCATGCAGCAGAAGGACCAGATCATCCAGGTGATGCAGGGTCAGATGGGTCAACTGCAGGAGATGGTCAAGCAGTTGCAGTTGCAGGTACAGAACAAAGAGGGTGAGCAACGTATCAAGCTGGCGGACCTGGCGGAGAAACGCCGGGCGAACAACATGGATCATACCGAAGGGATGACCAAGCTGGAACTTGAGGCGCGGCGAGACCTGGGTCAGGCGGGGGCGGCTTACTGATGAAACCGCTGCCGCATGGTTGGAATGAGCAATACGCCGTTCGTTTCCTGCTGGAGCAGAACGAGCGGCTGTTGGAAGAGGTCGCTTTCCTGAAAGGGGAGGTGGCGAGATTGGATGCTGAAAAGCAGGGCCGTCGAGGTCCGAAACCGAAATTACCTTCTGGCGTGAACGCTGGTGGAGGAGTTTGAGATGACTGAAGTAACAGAAGCGCTGGGCGAGGAATCGTTGGCGACTGGACAGGAACAGGCACCGGAATCGCTGAATGAACAGCCGGTTGTTGAGGAATCGACAGAGACCGAGGCAGTCGAGGCCGTTGGTGAGGAGGAGTCTGGGGACAAGCCCAAGAAGAAGGGCGGGTTCCAGAGGAAAATTGAAGCACTGACCCGTGAGAAGTTTGAACAGGATCAGCGGATTCAAGCCATGCAGCAACAACTGCATGACGCCCAGCAGCAGATGTTGCGGCAATCCCAGCAGACCCAGGTCGATGACATGCCGAGACTGGCCGACTTCGGGTTTGACGAGGACCAGCATCGGGCTGCGGTGCAGCAGTGGAGCCAGCAGAAGATTCAGGCTTTCCAGGATCAGCAGCAGCAGGCGTTCCAGCAACAGCAGCAGATGGCTGCCGAGCAACGCCGGATGCAGTTGATTCAGGAGAAGACACAGCAAGCGGTTGAGAAATACCCGGATTTCGTTGCAGTGGTCAACAATCCGAGTGTGCCGTCATTGGCGAAAGTCAATCCGGCCGCCTTCGAGACGTTGTTGGAATCGGATGCTGGCGCTGATATTGCTTATTACCTGGGCAAGAATCCGACTGAGATCTATCGCTTTCACAACTTGACCCCAGTGCAGGCGGTGAGGGAAATGACGCTGCTCGAGGCGCGGCTGAAGGCTGCGCCGCCGACCCAGGTCAAGACCCCGCCAAAGCCACCGACCAAGGTCTCCGAAGGTTCGTCAGAAGCGGTTACTGACCCGAACAAGATGGACATGGATACCTGGATGAAGTGGCGTAACGAGCAGGTACGCAAACGAAATCAAAGGTAATCTCAAATGGCCAACATTAACCTCACCCCGGATATGATCACCCGTGAGGCGATCCGTATCCTTCACCAGAAACTCAACTTCGTGGGCAACTGTGTCCGCGACTACGACGACCGTTATGCGCAGGAGGGTGCCAAGATTGGCGATTCCCTGCGTGTCCGTATGCCGATCCAGTACGCCACCTCGACCGCGGCCACCATGCCGACCGGTACGGGTGCCGACAGCATCGGCGTGTCCACCACCCTCCAGGTGTCGAGCAAGCGGTACGTGCCGATGCGCTTCACCTCCGAGGAACTGACTCTCGACATCGAGGACTTCTCGTCCCGTCACATCGAGCCGGCAATGGCCGTTCTCGCTGCCAAGGTCGAGGCCGATGTCCTGCAGACCGCTGTGGCGGGTGCTTCCAACTTCGTGAATGGTGGCAATGCCTGCGGCTTCGACGACATCATGAACGGTGCCAAGAAGCTGACTGACAACCTTGCACCTCGCGATGGCCGTTGCGCCATCCTGAACACGCAGGCAATGGTTGACTTGGTGACGGACAACAAGAGTCTGTTCCAGGATCAGAGGGAGATCTCGGGTCAGTACAAAACCGGGCAAATGGGTACTTTCGCAGGATTCACGTTCTACGAGAACACCCTGGTTCCCGCGATGGCCGCTCACACGGCCGGTGCCGACAACGCCTATGACGTTAATGGTGCAGACCAGAACAAGACCTTGAGTGCCACGGATTCCGATCCGAACAACCAGGAACTTACCGTTGACACCGGGACCAAGGTCATTGCCCTTGGTGCGAAGTTCACGATGGCAGGGGTCAATGATGTACACCCTGAGACCAAGACTGACACGGGTGCCCTGAAGGTCTTCACGGTTACGGGTGGGGCGGCTGTTGGTACGGCCCCGGCAGCTACGGCGACCAAGCTGCAGATCTCGCCGGCAATCATCAGTTCTGGTCCGCACAAGAACTGCACCGAGGCCCCTGCTAATAACGGCACCATTACCTTCCTTGAGGACACGACGGCCAACAACCAGTCGCTGCTGTTCCAGAAGGGCTTCGCGGCGTTT